TACATCGCTGATCGGGTCGGGGTTGTCCCCCATGTCGTGGGCCTGGTTTGATCAAGCGGGGCAGGTTGCGTTGCCGTCGATCATGTTTTGTATGGGGGCGCTGCATGTCACTGGTATGCGCTTGCATCACTCATCCCCACGCAAGGCGGCGGCTTCCCGGTTTGTGGGGCTGTCTGGCATGGTCCTAGTATTTCTCTGGCTCGGTTATTGTGGGTTCTGGTCGAGCGCTGGGCCAACATATTTCACCTTTGCGATAGCCTGCGCCGTCGCTATGATCAACGCAGGCAAGGATTTCAAATATGCCCGACGCTTCGCAGATTGATGGATTATTGAGCATCCTGGATAAATACGGCGTCTATGGTCTGCCAGCGTTGGTAATCGCATTTATGCTGGCGTATAAAAAGCCGCTTATCGCCGCGATGGGGTCGTTCTCGCGTGATTTGCAGATTGAGGCGCTTGACCGAAACACTGCACAATTCACGGAAAATAACCGCCTATTCCATGGCCTTTTCATCCCGGTTAACTCGCTCCTAGATACTATGAAGGATGTTCATGCCGAGCAAAAAATTCAGACCGATCAGTTGCGGGCAATATCTAGCATGATCAATATCAACGGCGAAATATTGCGGGGATTTAGGAAATGAAACAGAATTATCTGATCATCCAGCCGTGGGTGCTGGCTTATGAGGGCGGTTTTGTGAACCATCCCAAAGACCCCGGAGGCGCGACCAATCAGGGCGTCACGCAGCGCACCTATGACGCCTATCGACGCAGGATCGGCCATGCCACGCAATCGGTGCGGCTGATCGACAACGTGGAGCGGGATACGATTTATCGGGTGCAGTATTGGGATGCGATCCGGGGTGATGATCTGCCGATCGGCGTTGATGCGGCGGTCTATGATTTTGCCGTCAACTCGGGGCCAAGTCGGGCGGCGAAATTCTTGCAACGGATTGTCGGTGTCAAACAGGATGGTATGATCGGGCTGCAAACGCTGGACGCCGTGGCGCGGATGGATAGCACTCAGGTGATCGGGCAGCTTTGCGTGGATCGAATAGCCTTCCTTCGGGGCCTCAGCACTTGGCCGACATTCGGCAAAGGCTGGATGAGGCGGGTTATGGGCGAGATTGACGGGGTGCAGGATGGCGATACCGGCATCATTGACCGCGCCACAAGGCTCGCGCGAGGATCATATCTGATACCCAAGCCGAAGGTGATTGCGGACGGCGCAGGCAAGCGCGTGGGCGAGGATGCGTCCAGTTTTTGGGCGCGACTGATTGCAATGATTTTTGGAGGGCGGGAATAATGGACTATATGCCAATTGCGCGGATCATCCTGCGCTATGGGGTCGGGCTGGTGATCGGCGCGGCACAAGCGGACATGCAGCGCCCCCATACAAAACATGATCGACGGCAACGCAACCTGCCCCGCTTGATCAAACCAGGCCCACGACATGGGGGACAACCCCGACCCGATCAGCGATGTAACCCACGCCGCCCAGAACAGCGCAAAAAGGGCGATGATCGCCTCAATCGCGCGGGCTGCCGCAGTATATTGTGTGTATAGGCTCCATGTCATATCAGCCCTCGGTCACTGTTTTCGATCATTGGTTTATCCATCATTTTTGCATCCCGCAGTGCTGGTTTATGCCGATCAGCCCTGCCCAATATTCGATGGGTTTGTTCATCGCGTCACCACACCGACGACCGCCGCGTTGACCATCAGCGTCAAGACTGCTGGATCAGTTGCCATGATTGCGCCTCAGTCTGGGGTTCGGGGTGTTGCGGGAATTCATGGCAGGTCATGTCAGCATTTCAGCCGTCATACGTGATGTCGTGATGGCCAGCGAAGGTGATACCCCATCCGCCAGCATCGCAATCTTGATCACGTCACCATAATCCACGGCCAGCGCGCAATTGCCAGATGCAAAGCCGAGCGTCCCGGACGTGACCGCACCCGCGATATAGGTCTGCCCCACCCCATTGACATAGACGAGCGCGTAAATCTGGGTCAGGCCAGACGTTGCATTAATCCTGGCGTTCAAGCCGATCCTGACGATGCCCGACACATGCATGGTTAGATCGCCGGTCGACAGATTGAGCAGTCCTTTTTTGTCTGCCGCGCTGTTGAACACCAGAGTTGTCGCCACACCAGAGGTCAAAGCCTGCGCTGATGTGCCGCGCGATGCACGCACCAACAAGCCATCATTGATTGCCGCCGCCCCTGATTTTGTCCAGTTGCCGCTCAATTCCAGCAAGCCAAGGCCCGAGTCGTTTGTTTTCAACTCGGTGCGCGTGACATATCCGTTGTAGTTTGTCGGCAGGTAGGCGTTTGTTATTCGGTTGACGCCTGCGCGTGTACCACTGCCGATGTCGTTATAAATCCATCCGTCGATATGCCCGCCATCAACCTTGATACCGCACGAGTTCAGGAACCAAATGTGACCACTGGACGAGCCGTTGCCGTACAGGTGACAATCCGCAAACGTATAGCCTCGGTTTACGTCCACAGTTTTGAGGTTATAGGTCGTATTGTGATTGATATTAGTGGCGGTAAAAATACCGTGACCGTTGTTCACGCCAACGCCTGTCAGCAGGATGCCCGCCGTGTTGTCCACCACATTGCCGCTTGTAAAAGTCTGGTTGCCTGCGTCAATTTCCATCGCCAAAGTGTTGCGAGAAAACTCGAATAACGTCCAGTTGCAGTATTCAGCAGCGCCACCGTCAGCGATTTTCAACCCTCGGGTGCTACGGTATCCGAGAATATGCGAGAACATTCCCTTGTCGCCGCGCTGGCCGGTTTCGTTCGGATCGACCGACGCCCCGTCTAACAGGAAGCATTGGCCTTTGAACTCCTTAGCGCTGACGCCTGAAACATTGTACCGGCGGCACCCGGTAATACGCAGTCCCGTTTCGGTCGTTTCATCTGCGGATACCATGAGGCCATTCAGGTAAAGCGGGCCGATCAGCGACCAGTCCGTAACGGCATTGGCGCGGAACATTGTTGCGGTGTCGTCGGTGTGGATTACAGTCGCACCTTCGGAAACGATATTCTGGCCTGTTCTGATCGAAACGGTTGTCGCGCCAAGATTATACTCGGCCAGCCGCCACGGCAGACGAATATTCTTGTGGTTCGTGAACAGGTTGACGAATGCAGGCGCATCCGTTCCTGCCGATCCCGCCGCGCCGTAGTGTTGCGGCGTCACCACATCATCAATGATGATGACTTTCAGACCGCCCGTTGTCGTCAGATGTTCGCCCGAGCTGACAACCTCATAGTCACCCACGCCCCTGACGCTCAATGCCGTGCCAGCCGCCAAAGTCCGCACGTCCGCGTCCATTTCGGCCCATGTCGCATATACCGTCCGCGTTGAGATCAGCCGCCCCACGCCCATGCCGGTTGCGGCCACGATCAGAGCACCATCCGCCGTCAGGGTGCTGGCGGCGTCGTAGACAAAGCCCTCCTGCTCACCATTCGCCGCCTGATCCACACGAATGAATTTGCCATCCGCAAAGCCAGTCCCGGCCTGCATCAGGGCGATGGTGCCAAAGCGCGGCCCGTCATACAGCGCAGCGGCGGTGGCGCTGGCTTGTGCATCGGCGGCGGCTTGGATAACCGCATCATACTGCGCTTGCGTGATCGCGCTCCAAAACGTCCCAATAGCGGGTGGGACGCCATTATTGATCAGGTCGGCAAGAGTATATGATGGATCACTGCCGACTTGGATAATCCCAAGATCGGCGTATTGCTCCCTCACCCCGTCACGGTCCTTCACCGTCCACCGCGCCAAGACCCGATAGTGTGTGCCGCGCAATCCGGCGGTATTTTGCCACAACTCAAACCCGGCGGGGATGTCGCTGCCAACAAGGACTGCCCGAGTTGATACCCCGCCCGGCAAAACGCTGGCACCCTCGGTGTCCAGCCCGGATAGGGCAAAGGTCAACTCAGCGAATTGCAGGTTTTCGTCAGTTGGCAATGGCACTCGGCCCGTGATAGTTGATTTAGAAAGCGCCATTTTCGGCTCCTTTAGAGTGTCATTGCAAGGCGAAACATATCGTCAATTTGGGCTGGATCATAGCCAAGCGCCCAGCCGAGTTCATCCATTGATTGGTGATTGCGCTGCCATTCTTGCGCGTAGAGCAGTGTTTGGCGCAACGCCCATGGGGTCTGTAGATCAACGGCCATTGCGTCAAGCGCAGCGCATGTATCCGGCCCAATGGCAATCCGTGCCTGTAATCGGCTGCAAACCATCCCGGCGCGTTCATCATCTAGTAAGTCTTGCGCAGACGGCGGCACGAATGGCGCAACATATCCCGCATTGGCGTCACCCCATCCCTTACTCCCCGGCTCGATCAATTCAGAATGGTTATTACCGTGATCAATCAAGATCATTGTCTTTTCGGCGTTTTGATACTGATATTTCATAGCGCGCCCCAGATATAGCCGAGGTTGTAAATCCCCGGCCAGAGAAATTCGCCGTCCGTGCAGAACGCCAAATCCTTGATGTATGTGGTGCCGCCGCTGACGGCGTTGGAGTAATAATACTCGTCCCCGCGCTCAACGGTCACGTCCAGACTATATGCTGTTGCGGTTTCGGTTGGCGACAAAGTTTGCAAAGTTGTAATTGTTCCGCCGCGCAAACGGCGAAGGGTGGTTGCATTACCGGATCCCGGACCAATAGTATTCCGGATATTGACCTTTGCGCGAAGGGTGCCGCTCTGCGAAATACCAATCCGCGCCATCTCGCCGCCCCCGCCCCCTACGAAAGACTGTTCCGCAGCCCTGCCGATCTGCACCACATCGCCCGCCGTGATCGAGCCAAGCGCCTCGGGGGCTAATCGTGGCGCGCCCGCCGATCCTTGCATTGCGGCCACCACATTCCTGAACCAGCGCTCGAAACTAAGCGATGTGGCGGGCGCGCCGACATCATATTCGGTGGCGACAAAATCAAGCCAGTCGGTCGGTGGGAAAATCATTATATCGCCTCATAGGGTGGGGAGCCATCCGGCATTTTCAGGGTTATCGGATCGCAGGCAAACATGCCGGGGTCACGTTGCGCCGGAGTTGCAAGCATGTAGGTTGGCGCGTCATTCGGTGTCGCGTATGCAAACCGCCCCGAGAATTGGTAGGACTGCACCACGATCTTGATGCGCTCCCCCGCGCGCGGCTCCGACCGTTGCGTGACCTGAAACAAGCCCTCAATCTCGCGTCCGGTATCATCCTGCAAGCCCCTCGTTCGCAGCCGCACCACGTCTGTAAGCTGGATTGCGTTCCATTTTGCGTCCAGAGTGATCGTCGCATAGACGGGCGATGTATCAAACCGTTTCAGCAACCGCCGTGCCGCAACCCGCACGATTGCATCCGCGCCCCGATTGAGCCAAGGGCAGGTGTAGGATTTAATCGCGCCGGTGCGATAGCGCCATTCCTCGCGCGCCGATGGATCGGATGCAGCCCACGTCCGCGCATAGTTGCTATTGTCTGTGGCAGAGCCTGCCGGGGTTTTTTGCACCGTCCAGAACAGCACTTCGGACACGCGCTTCTTGTCGTCTTCCTCAATATCAATATCAAGGTTAGTGGATAGGTCTGACAAATCCCAGATTTGATCACCATCTACCGGGCGGTTTGCCTTAAGCCTGATTTTCTGTGTCGCCGCATCCCAGAACAGAGAAAACCCGAGCGGCACGATTTGAGAGATCAGCGCCTTGATCCCGGTCGGCTCACCAATATCGCGGGTCAGCGTTGTGCCCGACATCCAGCGGTTTACCTCAGCCGCCCAATCGGCAAGGGGGAGATATGAGACATCCACGCCAGCTTCTTGCAGCAACTCGGACACCACATCATCAATTCGCGCACCGCTGTAGCTTAGAACCTTCTGGAACGTATCGCCTGACTTATGCGTCGATGCCACTGTTTGCGATACTGCCCGCGAGGTCAGCGTGATCACATCACCCGAGCGCGTGTAGTCCACAAACTCGGAACCAATCCGCGCGCGACCGGATGCCGGGTATTCCAGCGCGCCAATGCCCGAAGGCGACAGCGTGAACGTATCCAAGCCCCCGCTGGTTACATCTGCCATCAGCTTGCCGTTGCTAGCCTTGGGCGCGCGTGTGCGCTTGTCGTCGGCTAGGTCCAGCACGTCGCTGCCCTCGACTGTGACCATCATATCATCGCCGGGACCGCTCATGTTGGTGATCACATAATGCCGCGTGGTCACATCGACTATTGCTCCGTCAACGATATAGCCGTCACAGCGGCGCATTGCCCGCCCCGCGTAAAACGGCCAACGGGTTTTTAGCTTGGCGAAGTGCGTTCCGCGCTCAACTGGCGGGTATCCGATCCCGTCTGATTGCGCCGCGCCCGAGACCCGTTGAGATTGGTATTTGTCAAAATAGCGGTCGTGATCCGGCGCGTCGATAAATCTTGCGCTGATGGTTGCCCGCCGCCCGAATGCGGATAGGTCTCCATCGGAACCCGCGATATTAACCGTTGCCGAATGCTCAGATGGATCGCCAACCAGAAGCGGGAAGAACGTCGCACCCTTTGGAATGTTGCTGCGAGGCTGGCAATAGCGCATGGTGCGATATACCGGCATCAAGTCGTAATCTGCGGGCTTGCGGCAGGTGTTGAATGTGTTGAAGCATTTGCGCGTCACACCATCCACGCCCAGCGCCGCCGTGCAGGCACCCGTGCCGAATGTCAGGGAGCATCCGTCGACGTCTATTTCGATCCAGCTGAACGGCTCCCTAGCCGACATAAGCAGAAACCTCCAACCCCATCTGTCCCCATACCGCCCCGGCCCCATAAGACGCCCGCAACACGCCGCCAGCCCGCCAGCAATAGGCCATGTCGTCGGGCAGCAGGTCAGGGCAGGACGACCACACGAATGGCGCGCCCTCGTTATAATGCGCGATGAATGGTCGCGCGTCACCCTCGATCCATTCGCGGCGCTGCTGTGCCAGGCTGATCGAGGTTGCGCCGCCGGTGCGCTTTACAAACGTCCCGACATACTGCCCCTTGACCGTGTTCGACGGCGACAACTCCACATCAAGCGCAAGGTTAAGCGGCACATAACCAGCGGCCACACCATCGGGGATGATAAACCTAGGCCCGATCATGGCAACACTGATCGACGGCATAACCGCCGCACCCGTGATCCTGATACGCCATTGCGCCGATGTTTGCGCGCCGAACATCATCAGCATATCGCGGTTGTCTGTTGGCGTGACAGTATGCGCCGTTACCCATGCCGCACCATCCCACCATTGCACAGCCACAGTTGCGCCAGCCGTGAAAAGCGTGTGCCCGATGATTGCGCAGGCGTCACATTCCACCGCCGCGCCAAGCGTAACCGATAGCGTTGCGGGCAGTGCTGTTGGCGTCCAAAAGTCGTTTGTTTGCGGCCCCAAAGCATTCGCCGCGAAACCATCAGCGCCTTGGCTCGACCATGCAAGCACACCATCGGCCAGCACGTTGCGAAACAGCGCGCTGGCCTCGTTCAATTCGGTCGCGTCATTGCTGGCGTAGATCATATCAAGCCCCTGCCGGAACCCAGACGATGCCGCGATTTCCGGCCTCTTTCTGGATTGCCTCAAACATTTTAATCATTGCGCTGCCACTGTAAATAGAGCCGGGGTCTATGGTATCCAGCGTCACGCGCAAGGGCGTTTCCGGCGCGCTGGTTTGGGAATTGTTGGCAGATCCACCGCCGCCCGGCACTGACCCACCGCCGCCGCCCGATGATGCGCTTTTGATTGACCGAACCGCAGCAAGCCCCGACGCAAGCGCCGACGCAGCCGCGCCGAACCGCGCCCAAGGCCTGCCGACATATGCCGGATCTTTTAGAACCTCGGTAAACGCAAGATAGCTGTTGATAACGCCCTGCACCGCAGCAAGCCCTTGCGCAATTTTCAGAGTGCGCTCGCCGCCAGATTTCGCCAGATCAGCCATACCGCCGAAGAATCCGGCCATGTCTTGCAGTCGCTGATTGTTGGTATCCGACCCCAGCGCCCGCAACCGTTCCTGATGCTCCGCCTCAAGCCGCTCAAGTGCGCCGTGGCGTCCGCCCACAATTGCCAACTCCTGATCCGAATAGGATTGGATCAGCTTCATCTTATCCTGATACCATGCGTCCAAGGTTTCGCGCTCGGTGGACAACTCGCTGATCAAACCAGACAGCGCGCCGTCTGTCCCGCCGCCCCCGCCTCCATCGCCGACACCGCCGACTGATACGGCCAATGGGTTATCCCTCGTGTATCGGGTCGCGTCATGGACAATGCCGCGCTGTGATCCTCTCTCATCGCTGGCAACAGGCCCCGCAACCGATAGCGAGTTATTCGCAGCCACCGCATCCCATAGCGTTGTCGCAAGCGTTGCCGCCCGCGCAATCGCCGTGGACAGCCATCCAGACCCCGGCTGCGTCTGGCTGATCTTGACAAGGTATTGATACGCCGCTGATAGCCGACCATTCGCATCTCCAAGCGTCACTGTCCAGCCGTGTGTTTTCGCCTCGGTCATAACCATCTGATCATAAGCCGCGCGCGCCGCCGCCTTTTGCTGATTGGTGATGTCCAGCGCCGCAATCTTGGCGAATTGGATTTGGCGCTCTTGGTTCAATTGCTGCGACATGTATTGCGCGCTTTCCTTGCCGTATCTCAATTCAGCCTCGGCCAATGCCGTGCGATCAAGGAATGATTGCGTCAACTCGTTTGAACCAGAGACTGCCGCGCTGAAATCAATGGCCCCGGCAGACCCGGCAAGGCGATTAGTTATGTCCTCTGCCGTGATCAGGTTTCCGGTGAACGTGACAGTTTCGCCCGTCGCCGCGTTGATAGCCGCCTCGATCATGGCGATATTTTCTTGCGCCGCAATATAGGCGGGCGAAAGAGCGGAAGCCTCCCCAATCAAGGCTTGCTGCGCATCAACGGCGGCTTGCAACTGAGACCTCATGTCGTCAATCGCGCCACGATCATAGGTGAAGCTGTTTTGCTCGTTAACAACGCGCGCCATATTGCGTTGGGCCTGGTCAATCGTTGCCTGCGCCTCGACCCATGCCGTTGTAGATTTAATCATGTCTATTTGTTGCTGACGCATCGCATCGCCAGCGGCATAGGTTGCCTTTGCCTCATCGAGTTTCGATTGGGCCATGTTTTTCGACATCGTGACGCCCGGACCCATTGCGCCCGTCAGTGCGTTCACCTGCGCAATCTGATCACCCATTGCCAGCGTCAACTGATCAACCGCGCGCTGAGCCTGCAATGATGTAGGGCCGAGGCCCAGAAGCCATCGGATTGACCGCTCCGGCAAATCCATAACGGTTCTGAGCGTTGAGAACGCACCAATCACAAGATTGACCGCTCCGACAAGACCCTTCATCACAAGCGCGATTCCGTCCAGAACAGCGCGCAATAGACCGCCTTCGCGCAGGCTGTCAGTGATCACCTTAGCAAGATCCCCAAGGGCTGGCATAAGCGCCAGTGCAAGCTGTTGCGAAAGATACTGACCCGCAAGCGCAAGCCTGCCGATGGCGTCGTTTGCCGTCTCAATCCGGTCGCTGTCCACTTGGCTGATTGCCAGACCATAATCATCAATATCGGCCCGCGCCGCCCGCAAAGCATTGCCGCCGTCTGTCACCGCCAGCAGAAATTCCTTGTTGCGGATTCCAAAGTCTTGCAGCATCGCAGACGCCTGACCAGACGATAGGCCAAACTCCTTGATCTTATCTCCGATGAGAGCGATTTTCTGATCAGCATCAAGCCCGACAATATCCTTTACCGTCAGCCCGATCTTGGACAGCGCAGAGACGGCATTGGTGCTGCCCCGTGCGATTTCCCGATCCATTGTCTGCACCGCATCGGCAAGCGATGAGACTGATACGCCAGCCTCACCCGCCGCCAGTTCAAGCGCGCGAAAGCCCAGGATTGAAGCCCCAAGCCGCCGCGCCGCCTTGGCAGCGTCGTCAATATCATTTGCGCCTTTCCGCGCCAGTGCGAACAAAGCACCCACAGATAGCGCCGCACCTGCCATAGCCGCGAATTTACCGATCACGCTGCCAAGGCTGCCCGCCATTTTAGCAAGCGCGCCCTCGGCTGTTCTAGCCTCGCCACCCAACCCCTTGACGCCATCGCCCGCGTTCTTCGCAGATGGTGCAAGTTTGTCGGTCGCGTTTTCAGCTTTACCAGCGGCACCGGCGAGACGGTCAAGCTGATCCGTCGCCTTTTCAACGCCGTCAACTGTCGCCTTGATCCCAAGTGCCGCTAGTTCAGCCATTGCCTGCCCCTATTTTTTGCCGCCGCGAAACGCATCGCGGGCAGGGTTATCACTT